CACTTAACTTTCACATGGATAGGGTGAAGATTCAGGAGAAAGCAGAAAAATTTGTCAGAGATATTATTTTAAAAAGATACGGAGTATTCAAACTATATTGGGATAAAGAGGTGGATGATTTTTGTGTAGAAGGAAGAGACCCAAGGAAAATAAGAATTCCCAAGTTTGGAAAAAACGTAAGAGAACTCAAATTCATCATCGACTATCTGGAGATGAGTTATGCGGGAGTGGAAGAATATTTTGGAGAAGAAAAAGCCAAGGATGTTTTTATTGGTAAGGATAAATCGGAAGAACTCAAAACAAGGAAACAGAATTTCATAATCAGGGAAGTTTGGACAAATGACTATGTCGTTTGGTCTTGTGGAAGTTCTATTTTAAGAAAAGAAAAAAATCCTTATTGGAGTGAAGAAAAAGGAGAAAGATATTTTGACCAGCCGACGAAGCCTTTTGTAATCAAATCTTTGTTTGAATTGGATGAGAGTATAATCGGAAATACTGATTATGTCTCTCAAATGATTTCAATTCAGGACAATGTAAATACTAGAAAGAGGCAAATAGAAGATGTTTCAAATAAGGTTGCCAACCCGAATCTTGCGATAGATTCGGATGTGATGTCGGAAGAACAGGCACAAAATATCACTAACGAACCAGGACAGATTCTTTACGGCAAGGATGCGGCCAACCCAACCAAACTTAGTTTTATAAATCCAGGAACTCTTCCTCAATACGTATTTGAAGACCTAAATGAATCACGTTCTTCTTTCGATAACATTTGGGGACTTCACTCGACTACCAGAGGAGAGAGAGAGGGAAGAGAAACTTTTAAAGGAAGACAACTCCTTAGGCAGGCAGACCTTGGAAGAATAGATTTAATTTCAAGACAACTAGAAAGAGCCTTAACCGAAATAGCAGAATGGATGACTCACTTTATGAAACTTTATTATTCAGAAGAGAAGATGTTTTCTATTCTGGGAGATGATGGGATTAGGTGGATTAAGATTTCTAGGGACACCATTCCTGATGTAAAAATAATTATTAAAACTGGTTCGACTCTTCCCAAGGATGAGGTGGGAATTGCGGATAAAGCACTCACTCTGGCACAGATGGGAATGATAGGAGTCAAAACTCTTTATAAAATGTTAAAAGTTCCAGACATAGATTCTGCCATAGAGGACTTTATTCAAACCAAGAGTGGTGCGATGTTCCAACAGGCACAACAGGGAGCAACCCCCCAAGTACCAGCACCGACTCCACAAGAAGGATTACCTCAAACACCACAACCACCAATTCCAACGGCAGAGGGGTCGACAATGAATCTGCCACAAATGTAATATGAATATATCATCAAAGATAAAAGAAATAATGCACGAAGGAGTGAGACTCAATACTCATAAGGCAGTCTCAGCTTCTAATAGAAGAAGAAAAGTTCCAATAAAACAAGCAGTGGCTATCGCATATAGTATGTCCGAGAGAGCCAAAAAAATGAGAGGTTGACGTTCTTTTTTAGAACCAAGTGAGACACACACTTACCAAAAAAGCGTATTATTATTATTGAGGAGACACACCTCATTAAAAAAGCGTTATAAGATGGCCGAAGAAAACGAAGATAAAGCGTTGACGGATGTCGACGCCTCCGACGAGTCTGATGATTCATCAAAGTCAGAAGAAAAGGAACAAACAGTCCCGCTTAAACGATTTCAAGAAGTTTATGGCGAGAAAAAAGAGTTAGAAAGTCGAATAGCAGAACTTCAAACGAAAAAGTCTGATGAAGGACTTTCTCCCGAAGAAAAGAAAGAACTCGATGCGAAACAGTATCTTGAAAAACTCATAAATACAACTCTCGATGAGAGGGATAAGTCCCAATCTGAAAAAGAAAAGAGAGAACAAAAAGAGTTTGAAGAATCTGTTTCCAATATACTTCTGGTTAATCCAGATGTTAAAAAGTCAGAGTTTTTGAAATTCGTCGAAGAGAAAGCGGATATCTATGGTATCAAGGGTGTCGAAGGTGCAATGAAATTGTATCGAGACATCAATAATCTTTCCAAGACCGTGTCTGAAAAAACTAAAGAAGATTTGAAGAAAAAACCGAATCTTCCCAAGTCAGATACTTCTATGAGTACTGAATCTCGACCAGATTCCGACAAAGGAAAATCTCTTTCGCAAATAGCCAATGAAATTGCGTCGGGACTAGAAGGTCGAAAATAAGAATAGTTTAAAAATATAATATGCCCGCAGTATCTAGTTTCGTTTCTAACGTAACTCAGGATAGATTTATTCCGACTGTTGTTGATAACATTTGGAATGGAAATGTCTTGACTATGCGTTTAATGAGAAGCCCGAAATCCTGGCGTGGCGGAACTCAGATTATTCAGCCCGTGTGGTTGGTTAAACCCACCACTGGTGGTTGGTATTCTGGATTTGATTCGTTTACTACAACCCAAGAAACCAAAACTGTTAAAGCATCTATTGACCCATCACAGGCCTATTGGAACGTTACCTTAAATGGTATTCAGCTTGCCACCAATTCTGGTGATGCAGCCGTTATCGATTTGGTCGCTGATGAAATGAATAATGCTACAGAAGCCATTAAGCAAATGCTTGGTGACGCTGTTTACAGTGATGGTACTGGAACTTCAAATAAAGAGTTGATTGGTTTACAAGCCGCAGTTGATGACTCAACATCAATTACGACCTATGCTAACATCTCTCGAAGTACCTATACGGATTGGAAAGCGACTCGAACCGCACAGTCAGGTTCTCTTAGTTTGGCAAACTTTGCAGCTGATTTTGACGCTGCTCAAGTTGGAAATGATTCCCCGACGATTATCGTCACTACTCCTGCTGTCTTCACGATTTATGAGGCTTTGTTGACACCAACAGTTTCTCATCAATTCTCGATGAATGACTTTAGAATGACAGGAGATGGGATTGCAAGAGTTGGTGGAGCATTGGCCGCAAACCAAGGATTTAGAGCTTTGACATTCCGAGGAATCCCTGTTGTTGCTGACGAAAAGTGTACGAGTGGAAACATCTATACTCTTAATGAAAATTACTTGAGTATGTTTACACTTCCTGCACCTCGTGAGTTCAACAGAAAAGAATACAAAGGATTCCAGTGGACTGGATTCAAAGAACCCGTTAACCAAGATGCGATTGCTGGACAACTGATTTTCTATGGTCAGATGTTCTGCAGTTCACCTCGAAAACAAGCACGAAGAACAGGAGTCACGTCGTAAACTCCTAATAAGAAAAATTGAAATATGGCTTTTAAAAATCCAGCTTTATCAAATCCAAAAGCTCGTGTTCAGAGCTTTACGGTTTCAGTCTCTCTTCCATATACAAATCCCGCAAGTGCAAACTATTACAATGATATTTTTTGGGTTGCACCAGCGAAATGTGTTGTGGATTCAGTAGAGGCAAGATGGGGAACAGCCTCGTCTTCGGGAACAGTGACAGTTCACAAAGTTCCTTCTGGAACTGCAAAAGATAGTGGTACGGCTTTATTGTCTTCAACAATTAGTACGGCAGGAACTGCTGCTACTAAGACAGTTGGAACATTAAGTACTACCGCTTCTACTTTGGAATTGGCCGCTGGAGATGGTCTTCAATTAGTTGATAGTGGGACTCTTACGTCTCTTGTGGACTTGAGTGTTACTGTCGGACTACATTGGATTGCTTAATTAACTATCAAGGGTATAAGAGGCCTGAAAACTTCGTAAAGACCCAAGATTAAAAAAATGCTTACAGGACTTCCCGTAATATACGGGATAAAACCTTCCGAAGAGGAAGCTGTTGCTTCCCATCCATTGGGAGCAATAGGATATACAGCAGATGGAAGAAAATTTAGGTATGCCAAATTCGGTGCGGCTTTAACAGCAGGTAATCTGCTTCAATCCCCCGCTGAAGATGCTAACCAAGATTTAACTCCAACTGCCGCAATCGCTGGTGTTACTGAGATTACTTTAACCCCAGGAGCATCGGTGGTTGCAAATCTATATGCTGGAGGATATTTACTCGTTACCAAGACCGCTGGAAACGGCATCTTGTATCGTATTAAATCTCACCCAGCACTAGTCAATGGAACTGCCAACACTATAAAATTACTAGAATCACTGAAGGTGGCTATCACCTCTTCGTCTAGAATTGATTTGATTCAAAATCCGTATAGCGGAGTAATTAAATTTATAGCAGC